GTCATTGCGGAAACCCGCTGTGGAGGTCAAGGCTTCTAACGTATTAGATATGGGAATAAACCAGTCAACAACGAAGCTGAAAGGCACTGCTTCCCAAGCCATCCCTAGCGGGTTGATCACCCCGAACGATTGTAACTCGGCGGCAAACCTATTAGTAAGGGTTGCCAGAAAGGTCGTCTTAGACCTTTCTTTCGCAGTTACATCGTAGGCATACATATTACGACCGAAGTCGAGTTTCCAATCCTCATGCTCATACGCATTCACGCGTATTTGCGAAGGACGGGAAAGGTGATGCCTCACGGTATTATCCAAGTCGTAGATATCTTTCAGCAAGGGTTTCCACCCATACTGAATTTCTAACCAGTTCTCGGACACCGTTTTACCGGGAATGAACGTACGTCGGCTAATTCCAAGGGTGTCACAGACAGTAGTCCAGTGACCTCCCCTAGCGGCTTTTATAACTTTCACAAGTTTAATTGCCGACTTAGCCAACATTCTACCAGTCTCACGGGCCTCGACAAGAGCATTTCCGCCTTGAAAATTGACGGTTTTGTTCTCATCAGAGAAATCAACGCTCTGTATTTTATTAAGAGCTTTGGTTACACTGGCGTCTATCGAATTACCCCCAAGGTCTGACACAGGATCCCAAGAAAACGGGATGTGCCAGTTTGGGGCGATATGACGTTCAGTTTCCCGCCACGTTTCGTAATAATGACCAAAATTGTTCCAGACTTTTACATCCTGACGTGATGGCATATTATTAGAAACCTCAGCGATCGTCCTCCAATAGTCGGACGGGGCATGCCCCGGCGACTTAAATATTGGAGGCTTATCTGAGAATGCTATATTCACGTTCTGGACGTTCTCCACAGTACGAATACTGTATTGGGGATCGCCCGGTGGGCTAGATAGCATATAGTCGTGATTGACGACTTTATCCGCGACGAAGGATTGCAAATGATGCGCACCTACTTCGTTAGTAAAAGCGGCCAAGGACATAGTAGATCTCCGCGTTAGTAGTACTTCCGTTGCAGCCAGTCGGCTGCATCGTGCCATCCGAAGGTTTCGATCCTCCATGCTACCATCTTCTGTTTTAGTGCGTGATTAACGCATCCGTCACAATCGAATCGAAAGAAACGACATGACGTACAACCGTAAAGCGGAATATGATCCCGCAATACAAGAAATCGCAATTTACGCGATTGAAGATGGTTCATGATATGAGGTCCTAATCAACGGCCGGCGAAGCGACCACTAACAGTAGATAAGCGGAGCTGAATAAAAGACTGGGAATAACCCCAGAATAATCCAACACCTACATTCGGAACGTTTCCCGAATGCTATCTTAATGTCGCTTAGTATCACTACCTCGCGACACGTCCGGCTATGCCGAACTGCAATGAGAGGTGCGGTATTCCACCGCACATGCTAGAGGGCTTAAAACCCCTCATCATTGCAGACCCGACTCCC